GTACCCGATTGAGGGCGAGACCAGTTCCCCGGGTACGGGTCTCACCGCCGGCACGGTGTACTTCGTCAAGACGGTAACCGGCGAGGCGATCACGCTGGCCGCGACTTCCGGCGGCACGACCATCGACGTGACCGCTTCGGGGTCCGGCATCCTCCACAAGCATTCGATTCTGGCGGTGTCGTCGGGCATCACGCCTTCATTCTCTGCTGGCCAGATCCAAATCACTGAGGGTTAAACATGAGCCTCGCCAGCGATTACGCAGCGGCCCAGGCGGCAATCGTTGAGCCTGCGCCCTTTGTCATGCCTCGCGTTCACGCGAAAGTGACTCCCGATGGGCAGTGCCACCTTGTCGTGGACGGCAGCATCACGATGGACGTTCCACCCGAAGCCCTGACCGCATTTGCGGCATGGGTTCAGGCGACGTTTAGCTAATGCTCATTCTTCGCGCCACATCGGACGTTATCCGCGTAACTGCGGGAACGGCTGTCACGTCGCTCAAGTGCCATGTGAGTGGCATGGAAGCCGACAACGCTGCGCCTCCTGTGATTCAGGATATCCAGCGCACGAACACGGCGAACATCACTACGACGACGACGACGACGATCTTTGACTGCACGACCGCGAACCGGCGGCGCAACGTCAAGCAGATCACGATCAAGAACGACGACGCTTCCCTTTCTACCACTGTGCTGGTCGAGCACTTCGACGGCACCACGGCGCGGCCGTTGTGGAATGGCACCCTGCTGGCCGGTGAATCGGTGCTGTTCACTGAGAACGGCGACTGGATTCCCTACACCTCTGGCGGTGTTCCCAAGGTTGCTTCGTATGTCGGCCCTGCTGATGTGCAGGTGTTCACTGCAAACGGAACATGGACGAAGCCCACCAGCTTTACGCCCAAGATCGTCATCGTCGAAGCCATCGGTGCGGGTGGCGGCGGTGGTGGTGGTGGATCGCTGGCCACGGCTGTCGTCTGCAAAGGCGGCGGCGGCGGTGGTGGTGGCGCGTGGATGCGCGGTGTATTTGCTGCGTCCGACCTCGGCGCAACTGTCTCGGTCACTGTGGGCACTGGCGGAACTGCTGGCGCATCAGGCGCTGCTGGCGCTGCGGGTGGCAACGGTGGCGTAGGTGGTAACACGACTTTCGGCACGCTGCTGACTGCTTATGGCGGCGGTGGCGGTGCGGGTGGTGCGATTTCTGCGGCTGTCACGGGCGGCGGTGGCGGCGGTGGTGCGGGCGGTGCGGGCGGTGTCGGCTCGACCTCTGGCGGCACTGGCGGACTTCCCACGGCGGCCACGAACGGCGTAGGCGGGAACGGGGTTACCGGGACCGCTGCTGTATCGACCACGGGCAACGCTGAGAACGGCGGTGGCGCGGGTGCGGGCATTGCTGCGACGCCTGTCGCTTCATCCCTCGGCGGCTCGTCGCTTCGTGGCGGTGGCGGTGGTGGCGCGGGTGGTTCGCACAGCGCAACCCCGACCAACGTGGCTGGCGGTGCTGGTGGGGCTTCGGGTTCCTACGCTGCCGGTGGCGGTGGTTCGGTGGGAACCGATGGTGCCTCGCCCACGGCTGGCGCTGCTGGCGGTGCTGGCAACAGCGCAAAAGGCGGCAATGGTGGCGGCGGTGGCGGTACTTCCGTCACGGCCTCGACCGCAGGCGCTGCCGGCGGTGCTGGCGGTCAAGGCGGTGGCGGCGGCGGTGGCGGCGGTGCTGGCATGAACCCCGGCGTGGGCGGTGCTGGCGGCGTCGGTGGCGCTGGCCTGGTCTACGTGTACACCTGGTGATGAACATGAAAAAGCTGCTTCTGCTTCTGGCCTTCCTCCCGCTCGCCGCTGTTGCGCAGTCCGCAACCGGCACGCTCACGTTCACGCCCCCGACGCAGTACACGGACGGCAGCCCGCTGCCTGCATCGGCTATCACGGGCTATGAGGTGGAGTGTTCCAAGTGGACGCCCACTGGCGGCGTGGCTGGCACCTGCACTCAGTTCCCGGCATCGACGCTGGCAGCCGGGGCAACCGGCGGCACGTTGACGGGCACGATCCCTGCGGCTGGCGGGACTGCCTGCTGGCACATGCGAACCAAGAGCGCGCCCGGACCTGGCCCGTGGAGTGCTGATGCGTGCAAGGCCTTCGCGCCGCTGCTGCCGAATCCGCCCGGGAATGTCACGGTGGCCATCGTCATCGGGATCAATATGGCTCCGGTCTACAAGCTGACTTCGACTGGCAAGCGTTCGGCGGACCCTGCCGGATATATCGCTCTAAATGAGGCATGCACCGGAAACGTGCTGTTCACCTATCGAGGGTTCAGTTGGCGCGCTGTGGATGCTGAGAAGGTGCAGTGGTTTGGCGTTGTGCCTGACGCGAACATCGCTGGACCCTGCAAGCCCTCGGCCTGACTCAATGCCGTGATGCTCTCGACCATGATTGTGGAAACCAGCTTTGGCCCCCGCAAGGTCGGGGGCGGTAAGCCGTTTCGGGCGATCATGCTTGCGCGGCACAGGAAGGGCGCTCACTACTGCACACAAGGCAAGCGCAAGGCGAAGGGGTAGCCGATGGCTGCCACACTCGTACAATCGACCGGCAAGATTCAGAAGACCGGCACGACCGCGACGCCTGAAGCATTTTCCTTTTCGTCCAATGCGACGGCGGGCAATACCGGAATCGCGACGTTTGCGTATTTCGAGGCCGGTTCCGCATTCATTTCAGGCGTTACTATCGGCGGAACGGCCGCAAGCCTGGAGTCATCGACTACCGACGGGGCGGGTGGGCGCGTTGAAATCTGGCGCGCGCAGAACATGGCGGGCGGAACGACTGCTATTAGCGTCGCGTCCACCACAAGTTCGCACTTCTACTCGGGCAGCGTTGAGGAATGGAGCGGCCTCGCAAATGTAGCGGCTGATATCGTCGCCACGCCTGCGAATGCCACCTCAACGGCACCGAGCGCGACATACGGCACATTGGCCCAGGCTGATGAGCTGGTCTATATCGCATACATGAACAACACGGGCGGCATCCTTGCCAGCTCGACCGTTCCCGGAAGCTATACCGCAGCATGGACTGAACTTGACGGCGCTGCACAGCAAGGTGGCGCGGCGGCGTATCGTGTTGTCGCCTCGACTACAGGGGCCAGCCCCGCGTTTGCCCTTAGTACGTCGATTGCATGGCGCGCGGTTCTTGTCACGCTCAAGGCGACAGCCGCAGCCCCGACCATCAACACGCAGCCAGCGTCGCAGCAAATCCCAGACCAGACGCGAGTTCAGCTTTCAGTTACCGCCACCACGTCAGGCGGTGCGCTGTCCTACCAATGGCAGGACAACCGCTCGGGATCGTTCGCCAACACGACGGACGGCGACAACGCCACGTCGGCAACATACACCACGCCCGCGCTGTATGTGAGCCAGTCCCCGCGCCAGTACCGGTGCGTTGTCACTGACGCAAATGGGTCAACAAACAGCAACGCAGCCACGATCACGGTAGCACCGCGTGACTTCCGGCCTGAACTGACGCGCAAAAGGCGAGTGGTCGGCGGGATCACGCAGCTGAACGACATTCGCGGATGGTGGGGCTAGGCCATGTCACTGACTATCGAACAATGGTTCGACAGGGACATGCCGCAGGCCGCCAGCGGTCCGGCCACGAACCCGATCACCGGCGCCAGCATCGGGACGGGAATCGCTGTCGCATTGCTTGCTGCGGTTGGCGCCCTGTCTGGCGCGAGCATTGGGCAGTCGGTCGCAGTGGGGCGGCTCACGGGGACTGCCACGGGCTCCGCAGCCACGGTTGGCACCTCGGTCGCGGTCGCCAATGGAACGGCTACTGCTGCGGGTTCCGGCACCTCGGTCGGCACCAGCGTTGCCCAGGCGCTGCCAGTCGGCGCGGGCGCATTGTCCGGTGCATCGGTTGGCACGGGTGTCGCTGCTGCGGAAGTCGCGGCCCCTGCTGGATCGCAGGCGGTCGGTGTCGGCACCAGTGTCGCCGCGGCCCAACTGTCCGGCACAGGCACGCTATCGGGCGCAGCAGAAGGCACGTCTGTCGCTGCTGCACAGGCGGCTGGCTCCGGCGCACTGACTGGCGCATCGGTCGGCACATCAGTTGCGCAGGCTCAGGGCAGCACCTCGAGCGGATCACCGGCCAACGCTGTCGGCACGTCGGTCGCCCAAGCTAACCTCACCGGCTCCGGCGACCTGTCGGGCGCAGCCATGGGTGCAGGCATCGCTGCTGCATCGCTCAGCGCCACGGCGGCGGCATCCGGGGCCTCGGTGGGCATGTCTATTTCGGTCGCGCTGGTCGCAGATGCAGCCGCTGGCATCAAGTTCCGCCCGATAGGCTCCCCCATCATCCGCGCCTTTGCGAGGTTCGAAGTATGAGCACCGTAAAACTCGGCGCCTCCATGTTCCCGCAGTTCTCAACCTCAAGCCCAACGACAGGCGCGGCTACCAACGCCGACAGCACGCCGACGGTGGTGGTCGAAGAGGATGGCGTCGCCATGGGGTACTCGCCCACGGTGACGAATGTCACTACGGGCCTGTATCGCGTCACTATCGCCGCCACGACCGGCAACGGGTTCGAAGTCGGCAAGCGCTATGCCGTGTACGCAGAAGCCGCGGTCGGGGGTATCGCGGGCCGGGAAGCGCTGGGCATGTTCGAGGTGGTCAGTTACAGCGCCCAGGAACTAGCGCTCGACGTGTACCTCGTGCTGCAGTTCCTTCGCAACAAGATGATCACCGACCCGGCGAGCGGGGTCGCGACCCTGTACGATGACGCAGGCGTGGCGCTGCTGACGGCGCAGCTGTACGAGGACGCTGCAGGCAGCCAGACGTACCGCGGCAAGGGCGCCGAACGGCGCGAGCGGTTCGCGTGACGATCATCCTGTCAGGCCTGGGCCTCGACACCGATGCCATCGGCAGTTCGGTCGCGTTCGGGCTGACCATAGAAAACCTGACCGCCGACACCCCTGTCTCGACCATTGCGGCCGCGGGGATTGAGCAATGGTATGTGATCGACTTCCGCCAGCGCGCGCAGATGCCCGTCAACGCGAAGCAGTGGGCATTCCTGCGCAACGTCATCAGGGTGTGGAAGCGGTCCAACCGCAAGCTGCTGCGGGATACCCGAGAATTTCAGGCCATCGAGCGCAGTTTCATGCGCGACATGACCGCCCACCGAACCGTCAAGGACTTGTATGCCAACCCAGTCGGAAAGGCCCGCCGTCACCGCCCTGATGTACCACCGCGTATTCGAGGGCGACCCGGTCGGCCGGCTGCTGCTTGAAGACCTCGTGCGCCGGTTCTCGAAGGGGCCGGTATTCGAGGGCGGCATCGACGGCGTGCGCAAGAGCGATTTTCGCGCAGGTTCGCGCGAAGTCGTCGAGTTCATTGTCCGCAAGATCAACCAGGCAACCGGCGCCGAGCCGGAAACACAGGAGAACGAAGAATGAGCGATCCGAATGCGGCCCCAGCCGCGACCGACCCGAATGCAGCGCCCGCGGCTGATCCCACCGCAGCGGCTGCCCCGCCCGCGCCCGGCCCGTCGACGGTGCTGGCCGGCGCGACGAACAACACCGACTACATCCCCGAGAAGTACCGCGTGCTCGCGGCAGACGGGAAAACGGTCGATGTCGAGGCGTCGTTCCGCAAGACGGCCGAAGGGTACAGCGAGCTGCACAAGCGCCTGGTGGCCGGCGAAGGTCCGCCGAAAGACCCGGACGCCTACGAGGCGAAAGACCTGCCGCACGGCCTGAACTTCGGTGATCTGCGCAAAGACCCGAAGATGGGCGCCTGGCTCAAGGGCGCGCACGCCAAGGGCATGAGCAATGCCCAAATCCAGCACGTATTCAGCGGGTTCGCCGAGTACCTGGGCGCCGATGCCGAAGCCTCGGCCGAGGATTGCGTCGCCGCGCTGCGCGAGACGTGGAAGGACGACGCCAGCTTCTCGGCCAACCTCAAGGCCAGCGACCGGGCCGCGCGCCAGCTGGCCGAGAAGGCGGGCATTTCCTACGACGACATCAACAAGGCCTACGGCAACGATCCGAAGATCATTCGCCTGCTGGCCGCCATCGGCGCCGAGCTGAAGGAAGACGTTTCCGTGGCCGAGGCAGTCGGCGGCGGTGGCGTGCAGGGCATCGACGAGCAGATCGCGGCCATCGACAAGCAGCTGCTCGAACTGGGCAGCGGACAGACCGACAAGCGCCGCGCGTTGACCGACCAGAAGCTCGCCCTCTTCGGGAAACTCGTGGGCAAGCAGCGGGCCGCATAGCGGTCAGGACTGTGACCGGCGACGAGCCGTAGATTCCCCCGCCATCGGCCCCCGGTGGCGCGGGGAACACCCGACAAGCTCGTCTAGAGGACTGCACGCCAGGCAGTTCGGGCGAAATCCAGGCCAGCGCTATGCGCTGAACACCCTGACAGGCACGACAACGTCAACCCTTTCAGGAGTCAGTCATGTCTCAGCAGGTCACCGAAGCCTTCGCGCTGGCATTCGCGAACAACTTCAAGCAGGTCGCGCAGCAGTCCGTCTCGCGCTTCCAGAATGCCGTGATGCTCGAGTCCGACATCGTCGGCATGAGCAAGTCCATCAACCGCCTCGGCCAGCGCACCGCGCAGCGCCGCCTCACTCGCCACGGCGACACGCCGATGAACGACCAGGTTCACTCGACCCGGTTCATCGACCTGTTCGACTGGGAAGACGGCGACATGCTGGATGACCAGGACAAGATCCGCATGCTGGTCGACCCCACCAGCGACTACGTCAAGGCGATGGTCGCTGGCCTCAACCGCGCGAAGGATGACGTGATCATCACCGCGCTGGGTGGCGCGCAGCGTGCGACCTCGACCGGCGGCATCGGTGCCGGCGCGTCGCTGACCGCTACCGTGGCGTTCCCCGCGGGCCAGAAGATCGCCGTCGGCGGCACGGGCCTGACCCGCGCCAAGCTGATCAGCGCGCGCGCCCTGTTCCGCAAGAACGAGGCGGACGAGGAGAACGGCGAGGAACTGTTCCTCGGCTACCACTCGACCGGCCTGTCGGACCTCCTGAGCGACACCACGCTGACCAACAGCGAGTACAACACGGTGATCTCGCTGCAGAACGGCACGTTCAAGGGCGGCAAGCTGTTCGGCTTTACCCCGATCCCGAGCGAGCGATTCCTGAAGGTGAGCACGACCCGCTTCGTGTACGCCTGGGCCAAGTCCGGCATGTCGCTGGGCATCGGCAAGGAAATCGTCGCCCGTGTCGGCGAAGACCCGAGCAAGGCCTTCAACGTGCGCGCTTACGCCAAGATGAGCATCGGGGCGGCGCGCATCGAGGAAGAGAAGGTCGTCGAAATCGCCTGCAACGATCCGTAAGGCTCGGCGGCACAACTTCAGGAGCAAATAGACATGGCAAATTTCCAGGCAACTCTCGCCGCCAACCGGGCCAATAACCCCCAGCTGGTCAACAAGGCGAACCAGCAGCACGGCGCTCTGCGCGTGTTCCGTTCGGTGTACACGGCGCCCGCGTCCAGCCCCCCGCAGGTCGCGGATGTCATCCAGTGGGGCTATCTGCCCAAGGGTGCCGTCGTGCTGCAGGGCAAGCTGAACTATGGCGCGGGCACCGCGGCCTGCACCATCAACCTCGGCGATCCGCAGAGCGCGGCCAGGTATCTGGCGGCCACCGCGATCAACGCGGCTGGTGCGACCGCAGTGCTGCCGGTGAACCAGACCAACGGCGGCACCGACTACGAGGTGGCGACCCCGAACCCCGGCGCCTCGACCGACGACAGCGAAATCCGCTCCGTCGTGGCGGGCGCGGCGGTGGCGGCCAATCAGGTGATCAACCTGACGCTGTACTACGTCGTCAACGCCTGAACCAGACTTTCGACCCCCGGAAGTGATGGCGTAACTCGGGGGCCAGCAATGGCCCCCGTTTTCTTTGGCGAGGCGACATGGCGACAAAAGTCTCGATCTGTTCCAACGCGCTGCTCATGCTCGGCGCCCAGACGATCAACGCCATGGACGACGACAGCGACCGGGCGCAGCTCGCGTCGAACCTGTACGACCAGGTGCGTGATGCTCTGCTGCGTTCCCATCCGTGGAACAGCGCGACCAAGCGCGTCATTCTGGCGCCAACCACGACCGCGCCGGCATTCGACTATGCCTATGCGTTCAACCTCCCCGGCGACTGGCTGCGGACGCTGCAGGTAGGCGAGGACGGCGACGCGCTCGACTATGTCACCGAGTCGGGCCAGATCCTGTGCGACGACGACGCGCTGCCGCTGCGCTACATCTGGCGCAACGACAACGAGGCGACCTGGGACTCGATGCTGGTGCATGCGATGGGCCTCGCCATGCAGGCGCATATGGCCTATGCGATCACCAAGTCGACGACCATGCGCGACAGCTGCTCGGCGGAACTGATGAACTACCTGAAGGCCGCACGCTCGACCGACGGGATGGATGACCCGCCGCAGACCTTGGGGGACTTCCCGCTACTCGCGTCGAGGTTCTAGGCCTGTGCCTATCACCGAGATCAAGACCAATTTCACCGCGGGCGAGGTGTCGCCGCGGATGCTGGGCCGCGTCGACATTGATCGCTATGCGAACGGCGCGGAAGTCATGGAGAACGTCCAGTCGCTGATCCATGGCGGGGCGCGTCGTCGGCCTGGCCTTCGGTACATCAGCGCCGCGAAGAACGCCGACAAGGCCTGCCGCGTGGTGCCGTTCGTGTTCTCGACGAGCACCGCCTACATCCTCGAAATGGGCGACCAGTACACCCGTTTCTACAAGGACATGACCCGGATCGGCGCCCCCTATGAGGTGGCGACGCCTATCGTCGAGGCGAACCTCTTCAAGTTCGAGTACGTGCAGGGCGCCGACACCATGTTCGCGACCCTGTCAAGCATTGCACCGCAGCGTATCCGGCGCTTTGGCGATGCCTCGTGGTCGGTGGATGCGATCCCATTCGATCCCATGCCGTTCGATGAGATCGGCCACAGCTTCAGCGCAACGCTGACCCTGAGCGCGGCGACTGTTGGCAGCGCGCGCACGGCGACTGCATCGAGCGGCATCTTCCTCAATGGCGACGTGGGCCGGCAGATCATCTACGGCGGCGGCGTCTTCAAGATCACCGGATTTACCTCGACCACGCAGGTGACGGGCGACATCACCAGCGCCTTCGATTCGGTGAACGTGCCGGCAGATTTGTGGACGCTGGACGGGTCCCCGCAGGAATCCATCACGCCGAGCGCGAAAGACCCGCTCGAGACGACCATTACGCTGACCTCGGCGGCGCTGAATATCTGGCGGTCGACTGACGTGGGCAAGTTCGTCCGCATCAACGGCGGGCTGTGCCAGATCACGCAGTTTACGACCGCGCTGGTGGTCAATGCCGTGATCAAGCAAGTGTTGACCGCGACCGTGGCGGCCCCCAAGAACAGTTGGAGCCTTGAGGCGTCCGTCTGGTCGGCTGGCAATGGCTACCCAGGCGCGTGCACGCTGTTCCAGCAGCGGCTCATTCTCGCTGGCAGCACTGCGCTTCCGCAGACTGTGTGGGGTTCATCCGTCGGCAGTTACATCGACTACACGCTCGGCAGCAACGACTCCGATGCGTTCGCGTACACGGTGGCCAGCGACCAGATCAACCCGATCATGCACATGGCATCGGCGAAGATCCTGTTTGCCCTGACCTACGGCGGCGAGTTCACGATCAAGGGCGGCGTAGAGAAGCCCATCACGCCGACGAACGTGCAGGTGGAACGGCAGAGCGCTTATGGCGCCAACACGGTGCGCCCGCTGGTGGCCGGGAAGGACCTGCTGTTCGTGCAGCGCGCGGGACTTAAGGTGCGCGCCATTGGCTATGACGCATCCGACGAGGATTTCGACGCCGAGGATATGACGCTGCTGGCCGAACACATCACGGGCGATGGCATCGTCGACCTGTCTTATAACCAGGAACCCGACCCGTTCGTCTATGCCGTGCGGGCGGATGGCGTTGTCGCCTCTGGCACCGTGGCCCGCAAGCAGCAGGTAACGGCATGGACGCGGCTTACGACTGACGGCGTATTCGAGTCTGTGGCCACGATACCGGTCGACGGTGGCGAAGAGACGTGGTTCGTCGTGCGGCGCACGATCAACGGGGCGACGGTACGATACCTCGAGGTGCTCGACGATTCCGTGAACACCGACGCCGCCATCACGCTGACCGCTGTAGCGCCTGGCGCGACTGTCTGGTCGGGACTGTCCCACCTCGAGGGAGAGACGGTGCAGGTCAAGGCGGACGGCAGATATATGGGAACCTTCACCGTTGCATCCGGGCAGATCACGCTCCCGCGCAAGGCGCTCGCGGTCGAGGTGGGGCTGCCGTACAGATGGCGGATCAAACTGCTGACTCCGGAAGTGCCGACCGCAACCGGCAGCGCGCAGGGCAACGCGATGAGCATCAACGAGGTATCGGTGCGATTCCTAGAAACCTATGACTGCGAAGTGAACGGCAAAGAAGTGCCATTCCGGCGCTTCGGCTCGTCGCTGCTGGATACCGAGCCGGTGGCGTTCACGGGCGTGAAGCGCATCGAGAACCTGGGCTGGGATCGCGGCTCGGCCGACATTGAACTGAGCGGCAGCCTGCCATTCCCGGCGCATGTGCTGGCGGTGGTGCGCAAGCTCACGGTGAACGGATGATACGCCCGGCAGGAGTGGCCGACATTTCGGCGCTGCTGGAATTGGGGCGTGCGATGGCCGCAGAAGCTCCGTCGTATCGCGACGATACTTTCAACGCGGAGAGGCTGGCGCAGCTTCTCGAGGCGTTGATCGAGTCGTCGTATGGATTTGTCCGCGTCGCAGAACGGGACGGCGAGATTGTAGGAGCCGCTATTGCGGCGGCGGATCAGCACTGGTGCGTCGACTCTCTCGTCGCGCAGGAGTTCGCGCTGTACGTCAGTCCGAAGTATCGCGGCGGGATGATTGCGGTGCGGCTGGTCACGCACATGGTCGCATGGGCAAAGACAATTGGATGCAAAAGGCTTCTGGCCGGCGCCAGCACGGGCGTTGCAGATTCCAAGGTTATTGATCTGTACCGATCCCTGGGGTTCGAGAATTTCGGGATGTCGGTTGCTTTCACATTCGAGGGGGCCTGAGCATGGGCGGCGCTTACTTCATGGCTGCAGCAGCGGCGGCAAAGGTTGCCTCTTCTGTTATGGGAGGGCGTGCCCAGAAAAAGGCTCTCAAAGCAGAAGGTGACGCGCAATATCAGGAAGCGCTAGCCGAGGCCAAAAGAATCAGGAGGAGCGCGGCGGAAGTTAGATCCGCCGCCCGCGCGGGGTTCGCGTCTTCTGGCGTTGTTGTCGATGATGGCACGCCGGCCATTGTGGACGCGCGCACGACTCAGCTCTCTGAAGAGGACGCTCTAAATACGATTCTCACAGGGAAGAGGCGGCAAAGGACGCTTCGCGCACAAGGCAAATCCGCGCAGACAGCTTCCTATTTTGAAGCCGGGTCGAGCGCCATGCAGAGCTACAGCTCTATGCAGAGCAGTGGCGGCGGGTGGAGAAAATAACCATGGCTCGAATTCCAACTGGCAATTTTGGGAACGTCATCGCGGAAGGCGCTCGTGCGGCAGACAAGTCGCAGATTTGGCGCGGCGTGCAGCAGTTTGCGCAGTCTGCGGAACAAGCGCAGCAGCGTTACATTGAAGTTCGGCAGACCGAGGCCCGCAGCAAGGCCGCCAACGAGGTGCTCGACCACGAGCTGCAGGTCAAGACCAAGGCCGACGAGATCGCCGATAAGGTGTCCGCCGGGGAAATCGCGCCGGATGACGCCGGCCCTGAATTCGACAAGGCGGTCGGCCAGTACAAGGCGCCGCGCATCGACTACCTCGACCCCGTGGCCGCCGAAGGGCTGGACCGGGGGCGCAAGCGTACCGTCGAAGGCGCGCGCGCACGACTGAGCGCGGTCGCGGACGTTGCCCGGCGCCGCGATGGCCAGGCGAGGTTCAGT